GTGGGCCGCGCATCACATCGTGTCGGCCGAGCGTTTGCCCCCTGAACTGGAGCGCGTAGACGTTGAGATAAAGCGGCTCGCCCCAGAATCTGCGCGCGTGATCGAGTTGGAATACTGCGATCCGCGCCCGCAGAAAACCAAGGCTGCTTTGCTGCGCATATCGCGTCAGATGTTCTCGGCCAGGTTAAAGTGGATCCATGAGCAGTTGGCCTTCCAATTGCGCGACAAGTAATTGTCATGACAAATCATTTCTAGCCTTCATTTCCCTCACTCACTACCATTAAAACTGTGGGCCATTGCGCCTTAATCAGTTTTAATCGGGGTGATCATGAGCGGTCTCGGTAAAGGTCAAGAAGGCAATCCCAAATACGCGGCCAACTGCGCCCGCGAATCGCGCGAAGCAAAAGCGGGCACTTTTCATGGCGGAACTCCGCCGAGCGGCCCACGTCCTGAGCCGGTACGAATCAACGGCATTCGCGCACCTAAAGATCGCGGCCTGAGCAAGTAATCATGGCCGAACTCAAAGCAAAAGCCCGCAACAAGCTGCCGAAATCCGAATTCGGCATGCCGGGCGAGCGCAAATATCCGATGCCCGATAAGAGCCATGCGCGGAACGCGAAGGCTCGTGCAAGCGAAATGGCGAACAAGGGCAAGATCAGCGAAAGCACGAAGGCAAGCATCGACCGCAAGGCCGATAAGGTGCTGGGCAAGGGCAAGAAGAAGTAACGATGGCTGCCAGCAGCACAGAAACAGCGAAAAAGCCGCGCGGACCCGGTAAGCCATTTGAGGCTGGTAAATCGGGTAACCCGACTGGACGGCCCAAACGCACGCAAGAAGAATTGGATTTGATCGAGGCGTGCAAGAAACGCGCGCCCGAAGCATTGGATGTTATCGGCGAAATCATGGTGAATGGCGAGAACGAACGCAATCGCTTGTCTGCCGCTGAATACATCATTGACCGCGCTTATGGCAAAGCGGTGCAGCAAACGGAATTGACTGGCAAGGGCGGCGAGCCGTTCACCATTCAGATTGTGCGGTTTGGCGATGGCAATCCAACTGCCTAATAACTGGAAGCCGCGCGATTACCAGATGGACGCGTGGCGATACATGGAGCGCGGCGGCCGACATTGCGAGATTGTCTGGCATCGCCGTTCTGGGAAGGATGAATTGGGGCTGCATTGGACTGCAGTTGCGGCATTTGAGAGGAAGGGGACGTATTGGTACATGCTGCCCCTCGCATCGCAAGCCAAGAAAGCGATCTGGAATGCGGTGAACCCACACACCGGCCGCAAGAGGATCGACGAGGCGTTTCCTGAAGCGATTCGGAAGCGCCAGAACGATCAGGAAATGTACATCGAATTCGTCAACGGGAGTACGTGGCAAGTGGTTGGCTCTGACAACTTCAACTCGCTGGTTGGTTCGCCGCCGATTGGCTTGGTCTATTCGGAATGGGCTCTGTCCAATCCGGCTGCCAAGGCATATCTGCGTCCGATCCTGGCTGAGAACGGAGGCTGGCAGATCTTCAACACGACCCCGCGCGGCAAGAACCACGCATTCCGCACGCTCCAAGGTGCCAAGGAAGATCCGAACGCATTCGCGCAGGTGCTGACGGCCAAGGACACGGGCGTGCTCAACGACGAGCAGTTGGACAAGCTGCTGGCCGAGTACATCACGGACTACGGCGAGACGCTCGGCACTGCGTACTTCGAGCAGGAGTTCTTGTGCAGCTTCGAGACGCCTGTGATGGGCGCTGTGTATGCGAAGGAGCTGCGTGAAGCCGGATCTCGCATCCGCAATGTGCCGTACGACCCGACCAAGCCCGTGAGCATCTTCTGGGACTTGGGCCGGGCCGACAAGACGGCCATCTGGTTCTGCCAACTCGCCCCATTCGAGTACCGCGTCATCGACTACATGGAAGGCGTGGGCAAGCACATTGGTGAGTACATCGTCGATCTGCAGGCCAAGCGCTACGTGTATGGAGATTGCTGGCTGCCACACGACGCGAACAACGAGCTGTTGGCCGCTGAACGCACGGTGGCCCAGCAACTGCTCGCTGCGGGCTTCAAGACGCGCACTGTGCCCAAGACTTCGGTGGACACGCGCATCGAGGCTGCACGCCTCATCCTGCCGCTGTGCTACTTCGATGAGCGCAAGACGGAACTGGGCATGGACGCCCTGCGCAACTACCGCTATCGCGTGGACGAGGACACGAAGCAGTTCAGCAATGAGCCGCTGCACGATTGGGCCTCGCACGCGGCTGACGCATTCGGCTACATGGCTATCGCACTGAAGGAGCCGAAGAAAGAGACGCGCAACTTCCAGACGACGCCTCGTCGCCCACTCAACCTTGGCCGCTCGATGGGCGGGAGCTGGATGTGACCATGCATATCGCGCTCGATTACGACGGCACCTACACCGCAGCTCCGAAGCTGTGGAGCGCATTTGTCGCGCTTGCGAAGGTACAAGGGCACCGTGTCTCCATTGTCACGATGCGCTACGACGGCGGGGCCGAGGTATTGGCGCCGTCGATCTGTGCTCAGGTTGATGATGTCATCTACACCGGTCGCAAAGCCAAGGCTGAATATGTGAAGGCCCAAGGCGAGCACGTGGATGTCTGGATTGACGACAAGCCGCGCTTCATTCTTGAAGATGCATGGGTGGGAGACTGACCATGAACCGAGAACAGATCGAACACATGGAAATCGACAGGGAAGTCGGGCCGATCCCGAAGACAACGGTTCGCCTTGAGGTTCTGATCGAGGATGTTTCGCACGAGACTGGCGAAGGCACTGGGAATTTCACGGGCCATATCTGTAGCGCGCATGGCTGGGATGACATCGGTACGTTCTTCTACTGCAAAGCGCGGAAAAAGCCAGGCATGCGCTACAAGCAGTACATGTTGTTCCCGTTTGGGAAGCACGTGATCGTCAATGAGGTGCGCAGGTAATGGCCGAACGCGCAAAAGACATCGTCGCCCGCGCTCACAAGCGCTTCAAACTTTGCGTCGAGTGGGAGCAGGACACGCGCCAGCGGTTCAAAGACGACATCCGCTTCCTCTACGCTGACTCCGACAACCAGGAGCAGTGGAACGCGGCTGTCCGCGCTCGTCGCCAGATTCAAGACCAGCCGATGGTCACGATCAACAAGACGCACACGCATTGGCTGCACGTGGTCAACGAGGGCAAGGAAAACAAGCCGTCCGTCGTCGTGCATCCTACTGGCGATGCGGCGACCTACGAAGCTGCGCAGATCATCGAGGGCATCGTGCGTCACATCGAGTACATCTCGGACGCGCAGACGGCCTACGACAAGGCGCGTGAGTTCCAAGTCGGTGGCGGCATCGGCTACTGGCGCATCGTCACGGACTACGCGGACGAAGACAGCTTCGACCAAGAGATTTACATCCGTCAGGTGCCGGACCCGTTGTCGGTCTACCTCGATCCGCACATCAAGAACGAGGACGGCTCTGACGCTCGCTTTGGCTTCGTGTTCGACGACATGCCGCGCGATAAGGCCGAGGCTAAGTTCGGCACGATCCTGAAGAACCAGACGTTCGGTGATGGTGCGCTGTCGTGGAATCGCCGCGATACGGTGCGCGTGGCTGAGTACTATGAGGTCACGGAGTCCAAGGAGTGGCTGTACGCCATCGAGGGCGACAATGGGGTGGAGTACGTGCGCGAGTCGGACATCCCGCAAGAAGCGCGCGCGATGCTCAAGGCTGCCTATGACGCCGGCAATGCACAGCGCCGTCGCGTGGACAAGCGCATCGTCAAGCATTACCTGATCGTTGGCGACGAGATCGCCGAGTCCAGCACGTGGGCGGGCAAATACATCCCGATCATCCGCGTGCCGGGCGAAGAAGTGGTGATGGAGGGCCGTCTCGATCGCAAGGGCCTAGTTCGCTACCTGAAAGATGCCCAGCGCGCCTACAACTACAACGCCTCTGCGGCGCTGGAGTTCGGTGCACTGCAAAGCAAATCGCCGTACATGGCGCCTGTCGAGGCTATCGAAGGTCTGGAGAACTACTGGGCCACGGCGAACACGCAGAACCATGCGTTCCTGCCGTACAACCACGCGGATGAACAGGGCAATCCGATCCCATCTCCGCAGCGTCAGGAGCCGCCGTCTACCGCCCCGGTGTACATGGACGGGATGCAGACGGCCGAACGTGAATTGATGATGGCATCGGGCCAGTACGAAGCCACATTCAGCGAACAGGGCAACGAGATTTCTGGCGTATCGATCGAGCGCCGGCAGAAACAGGGCTCGCGTGTCACATTCCACTTCAAGGACAAGGAAGCGAAGGCCATCCGCTTCACTGGTAAGCAGTTGATTGACCTGATCCCGAAGATCTACGACACGAAGCGCATCATCCGCATCCTGGCTGAGAACGGGGACGAGCAGCAGATCCAGATCGATCCGATGCAAAAGACCGCGCTCCAGCAGAACAAGGACGACGGTGAAGCAAAGGTGATGGCCATCTTCAACCCGAACGTCGGAAAGTACGACGTGGTGGCGAAGGCTGGCCCGAATTTCGAGACGCGCCGCGAAGATGCGTTCAACGCGATGACGCAACTGCTGGCCTCTGCCCCTGAATTGGCGCAGGTCATCGGCGATCTGTACATGGGCAATGCTGACTTCCCCGCGGCCGATAAGCTGCAGGAGCGGATGCGCAACTGGATTAAGGCGATTAATCCAGGCGCGATCGGCGAAGGTCCGTCACCGCAAGAGCAGGCGCTCCAGCAGCAGCTCCAGCAGGCCATGCAGGTCATCCAGCATCTGCAGCAGGAACTGCAGGACAAGACCAAGGCGCAGGAGATGGAGAAGCAGCGCCTCGACATGGACGCGCTGAACCATCTTGCCCTGCGCATGGAGAACGATCGCGAGACGCTCGTTCAGTCCTTCAAGGCCGAGACGGACCGCATGAAGGCTCTCTTGGCCGCTCTCGATCCCGAGCAGACACACGCCATCGTGCGCAAGACCATCCAAGAGATGCTCACCGCGCCGAACCCCGCGAAAAACCTATCAGAAGATCGCATGGACCCAGACGCTGCATACGCAGAAGGCATGGGGACCGTGCTCGCACCACTAGAAGCCAACCAGGGAGCCTAAATGGAAGATCAAGTCATCACACAACAGGAACCGACACCGCAGCCTGCCGATCCGACTGAGCAGCCTGCACCGCAACCTCAAGCGACTGAAGAGCCGCAAGAGAAGAAGTCCGAGGCGCCCGATTGGGCCATTCGTCGCATGGCGGAGATCACGGCGAAGCGTCGTGAGGCCGAGGCTGAAGCTGCACGTTGGCGTGAGATCGCCGAACGCGCGCAGGCTGTTGGCCACGATGATCAGCAGACGCCCCCGCCGCAGCAGAACGTGGATCAACTTGCCCGCGCCTACGCCGAGAACATGCGTGCACAGGAACGTGAGCGTGAGCGCCTGGCACAGATCGAGATGGCTGGCCGTAAGGAGTTCGGCGCCGAGTTCGACACGGCTCTCATGAACCTGAATGCTGCCGGCGTCGGCGGTCCGGAGTTCCTGAAGGTGATCGCCGAGATCCCGGATGCGCAGAAGGTCGTGACGTGGCTCGGTAAGCACAGCAACCTTGATGAAGCTGTGCGCATCAGTGGCCTCAATCCGATCCAGATGGGCATCGAACTGACCAAGCTAGCCGGCAAAGCGTCGAAAGAGATGACGAAACAGGTGTCGAAGGCCCCTCCTCCGGTGCAGCACATCGAGGGCGGTTCGTCGGCATCGGACCAAGTTGAACCAGCAGTCGGCTCGAAAGAGTGGTTCAAATGGCGGAATGAACACGCGCGCAAGCGCCGTTAAGAAGCACCGCAGTACTCACCGCGCAAGCGGGTAAGCAGGCGTAGGCAAGCCGTTAATTGTCGTGTGGCCCGTTAAGCAGTCTCCGCAGGGCAGAGACGAAACGCGAGCAATCGCATTTTTCTTTGCCTTCACGGAGACC